GCGGCGGATGAATGGATCGTCGTAGACGCGCCACGGTTTGTTGCCTGACCCTGCTGGCATGGTGCCTGGTAGTTGTTGTTCGACCGGCATGGCTGCGCGGGATAGCAGGGTGTTGTACGATTCTTTGGCTGTCATCTTGGTGTCTGCCATGACCTGCTTGCCGTAGGACGGGGCCAGCTTGACGCCAAGGTTGGTGTAGATGGCCTCGTTGGAGCTGTCGGGCACGTTGGTCTGCTCGTCCAAATCGCTGTCCTGGGGGCTGTTTGGCAGCGGGTAGCCCAAGCGGATGCCCAGAGCGTTCCAGGCTGCCAACATGGTGTCAAGCCTGCGCAGGGCCGACTGCAGTTGCTCAGGGGTCAGGTCAAAGACGTAGGATGCCAGGCCAATCTCTTCAAAAGCCTGCGTGACAAATTGGCGCTTTGTCCATCCCATGTCATTCTCCTGTGGTCGGGTCGGTGAGTCTGTCCTGGATCAATTGTCCCAGTTTTTTGTCCCTTGTGCGACCATCAAAGCGAATCTTGAGTTCTGTAGCCTTGGCCTCAAGCTCAGCGCGGGTTGGCGGTGCGTCCTCAATGACCGGCACTGGCTCAATGGCTGGCTGCTTCCAGCCCAATGGTTTGGATGGCTTGCGCTTCTTAGTCTTTTTGGCCTTCGCCTTGATGCGCCAGTCTGCAATCTTCTTGGGTGTCGTGGCCTTGTCGCCAGCGGCTGTAATGGCCTCGGCGGACGATGCGAACCAGCCGGCCGACAGTTTGGCGTCAAGTTCTTCCTGCGTGTTGACGCCGACAATCCGGTAAGTGCCGCCGCCTGGCTTCTTGTGTGGGCCAGGGCTTTGGTAAAGCATTGCAGGGAGTTCAATCATTTCTTGGGCTTCATTGGCTTGGCTGTTTTGGCAGATGCCACAAAGTCGGCTTTGCTGGGTGCGCCCTTTGAGCCAGGCTTACGCATCTTTTCCTTGCTGCCTGCCGCAATACGCTCGCGCTTGGCATTGATGTTGGCGTAGAGACCGGCTTTCATTTCATGGCCTTCTTGGGGGCTTTGCTGGGCTTTCCAGCCTTCATTGCGGCTTTCCGAGCCGTGGATAGCGCCACAGCAACGGCCTGTTTCTGGGGCATTCCTGCCTTCATCTCTTTGCCGATGTTCTTGCCGATGGACTTGCTTGAGTAACCTTTGGTCATCATGATATTTTCCTTGTAATGAAAGAAGGGGCCGAAGCCCCTTCCCTCAGTTCAATTATTGGTTGAACAATAAAATCCCCGACATTTCTGGTTGTTTATTTACAACACCAAAGAGCGTGTCGAGACGGTACTTGATGACCATGCTGTCGATGTCGTAGAACTTCTGCATCACCAGCTCCACGCCCTGGTCGGTGCTGGCACGCATCACTGCGGTGCCAGCATCAACTGGGATGGCGTAGCGGCCAGGCAAGATTTCCAGCGCATCTTTCTGCCAGAACACGTTTATCGACGCAGCACCGGTGTTGAGCCAGTTGATTGGCGCAGCACCGGCAGCAGCAGTGATTTCGCAGTTTTGGTACTGAATCTCAGCATCGGTCGGTGCGGTAACAGCCGAGATGATCGGAGGGCTGATCACCATCACAGTGCCGCTGGTGATGCTGATGACACGGAATGTCTTCAGTTCGCCGGTGGACTCTTTGGTAATCTGATGCACTGAGTCAATGCCATCAATCGTAAACGCATCGCCAGCAACAATGCCAGTCGTGTTGGACACGGTGACACTCTCGTAGCGGTTGTCTACGTTGATCTGGCCACCCACGGATGTGGAGGTAGCCTCAGGCACGTACTGAGCCTGCGCAGTCGTGGTGTTGATCGTAGTGACCCCACCAGCAGCCGCAGCGATGCGGTTTGCGTAGTCGAACTTGTACGTGTCAAACCCTGCGACCATGCCGACAAAATTGCGCTCATAGGCTTTGTCAGACTTAGCGTTGCCAAACGACCTGCTGGCTTGCGACAGATTACCGGCCAGACCGTTGTAGTCGCGGCTGGACAGACCCAGGAAGCGGTCGTAGTCAGGCACGCCCTGCTCGTTCATGATGGTATCGCACAGGGCAATGTCATCATAATCACCGGCAGCAGCGGCAACCGGAACGACCAGCGTGCCTTGGGCGGCTGCGGTGTTCATGATGGCCACATTGATGTCGGATGCGAGCTTCTGCTTGGCTGACTCGCCCAGACGACCTTCTTGCAACGCATCGCGCAGATCGAGGGTAGTCATGGTCCAAGGCACAGTCTTGCTGAAACCAATGGTGCTTGGCACAGACAACTGGGTCATGTTTTTGTAGCTGATCGCATTGCCTGGTGTGCTCGTAATCGACTGTGCGATGTAGGGCATCGGACGCCAAATGGTGTCGTTAGTCCTGGCCATCTCGGTCTGATTTGTGTTGTAAATCGACACGTGACGCGACAGAACCAGCAAGTCCTGGAAACCTTCCAGGATGTCTTCGAACGCAACGCGCTCTTCTTTTGAAAATGCATTTGCCATGATAGGCTCCTAAATTAAAAAATCATTTGGCAGCTGCTCGCTTCTGCGCTTTGTACTGCACGACTTTCGTCATGTTGCCAGTACGCTCTGCTTCTGCTCGCAGCCGTTCTAGGGTTGAGTCCACCGCCCCAGATGATCGTCCGGTGCCGGACACGATGCGCTCGGGGGCGGGTGCTTGCCTGCGGTTAGTAACTTTCAATTCTTTCTCCAGTTTCGCTACCGCGAAGGCAAACTTCACGGGGTCTTTGATCTCGGACAGCTCCTTGGCCTTCTTGGGATTCTTCCCAAGCGCGTAAATGACCAGCGCGGGATTATCCGCACCTTGGAGCACCACGCCTTGCTGGGTGACAGAGAAGAGTTCCTGGGCCACGGCCTCGGCATCATCATAGTCTTTGACTCTCAGCTCAGCTCGCGCCTTGCCGTAGCCATCCAGTTTGGCTTGCCATGCTTTGTTCTGATTCATAACTTCAGCTTCGTGCCTGGCGTTGGCATCGTCGGCGTGCCGTTTCCGGTCAAACCAATTTGCCAGTGCTACCTCGAATTTATCGGCATCGTAGTCGTGCTCTTCCAGGCTTGGCTTCTTGCCCAGCACGACCGGATTGATCTCAGTCTGTGCGTTGCTTTGTAGCTTGCCATGCAGTTCACGATTTTGCCGTTGCAATTCTCGGTTCGTTTTACGCAGCTCGCGCACCCACTCTGGCGCATGAGTCTGTTCTTCGGGAGGTGGCGCTTCCTCACCAATGGATACAACTACTTCGTCCGAATCGTCTGCGTCATCTTCGGTGCCCTGGCCATCGTCCTGGTTGCCAGCGGATTGATACTCGCTGGAGGTTTTCTCAGTGCTTTGGCCTTCGTCCTCAATTACCGCAGTGTTATCGTCCTCGTTATCATCTCCAGTTACTGCCTTTTTGTTCATCTTGACCCCATCAAACTCACCCATTAGAACGGCTGGGTGGATGCCGTTTATCACATTCTCACTCAATTCCGTTTAATTTTCAATCTCCGGTAGTCCAAGTGCTTTGCGCAAAGCTGAATAGACCAAGCGCAGACGCAACTCGGTTTCTGTTTTGAATTCAACTGGCTCAAGTTGTTCAGCCTCAATAGCTGAATGAATGTACTCAACCAGGCGCTCGAACTCATCTTGCTTGCTCATTTTCCGGTCCTTGTAGATTCCATGAAACGCATCAAATTGTCTAGCCATTCTTGAGTAGCTTGTTGTACTGGATTTGACAGCTGAAAAGATCGCACATCTCCAGCAGGGTCAGTGCCTGCAGCTCGTCTAGCTCGCGTAAAGTCTGAAAACATGAGTTCTCTTGGGATTGGTTGTTCAAATCCACCAACATATTGGCCAGCCAATTGGGTATTATAAGTGGTATGCGGGGCGGCAGACTCTGTGATGATGCGTCCAGTTGGGTCCATTTTTGCCACCGAAAAACCGCCAGCATGAATTGGCACATCCATCAATGACTGCTCACTAATGGCTGCGCGAGTAGTTGCAAGATCAGGGAAACCGGCTGTTTTGAACTGGTCTAACGTCATTCGATCAATAAAAGCATGGCGTAAAGCACCATTTTCATTTAATTGATCTCTGGCTTCAGGGGCATCAATACCTTTCCATTCAGGTCTAAAAATTCTCACCTCTTTGTCAAATTCTCGTTTTGCTTTTTTGGTAATTTTTCCTCCTTTTATTTGTTGCAAAAGAGCATCAGACATCATTGTTGAGAAATCACCACCAACATGACCCATTGGTGTATAGACCATGTAAACATCGCTACTGCCCTTGCCTGCAGCTTCTTTAATGCGCTCGGACAAAGCATTTTTCTTTCCCGTAATCGCGCTCAAATCAGACGCCCAAGCAGTGCCATAAGGCAAATGGGTTCGCATGAAGTCGGGGCCACCTTCTAACATAACTGGGTTTGGAAGTTGAACTCCTTCAATTTCTGTCAACATTCTTCCCGCAGCCGTTCTGTCTCCAGTGGCTGGAACAAACGAAGAGCCTTGCAAGCGCTCTGGACTAATTATTTGTCGTTCCGGTAAATTTTTTACTATTTCTTGAGTGAATTGCATTTCGCTAATTGGCTTTTCAAGTTTCTTTCCTTCGCCAACTGGATGGTACAACCCTCTTGCAATATTTTCAGCTAAGCTGGCTCTTGGTGCTGTTACACCAGGCATCAGTCCCATGCTTTGCAAGTAACCCTCGCCCATGCTTACTGCCGTTGGCCCCAGCGCCTTGGCTCCAGCTTTAACGGCTGGTCTGATTAGATTCAATGCTGGCAGCACCTGGGTTGCGGTGCCAACGGGAAACCCGATCTGAGCGCCTGCCCTGACTCGGGCGGTGTTGGGGTCTAGCACGCTGCCGCCCATTTCGTCTGGTGCCATGCCCATAAAGCCACCTAAGCCACCATACACCTCGGGATACTGCTGGCGCAGGTAAGGCTCTGCTGGTCGCTGCAGCTGCTGTGCACCTAATACGCTGCGATTGAATTCTCCAGTCGGATTACGTGCCGTCTGCGCCAAGGCAGCAAACGCCAAATCCTTGAAGAATGGATCAGCCACGGGGGGTCGCCATAAAATTCATCAGGCTCTGCTCGAATTGAAAGGTGCCATTATTGATAGCGTCCAGCATTTCCTGGCCATACTTATCAACTGCGGCTTTCTTAATAACATACTCGCCGTCCTGCAGCGCTCCATAACCATCGTCTGGTCCAGGCGCTTGGCCCATTAGATTCTCAGCGTCTACCATGCCGCCTTGGTTGTATTGGCCTTCGCCAAAGCTGTTGGAAGTGTTAGGGCCGCCAAAACTTGTGCCGCCGTAGTTATTTCCTTGCGCGTCATACTGGTTCATCTCAGCCACCGTAGGCGCTATCCCAGCTAAGGACACGGATGAACCCATTGATGGGTTAGGCGTTGACATAAAATCCCGTGTTTCAACTGGCGCTGGTGCCTGCTCACTACGTCCTGCCAAACCACCAAAAAACCCGGTGGCGGTTGACTGTTGACCCGCAAACTGGTCGCCGTACAAGCCTGTGGGGGTTATCCCAGACGTACCAGGTTGCGAACCATAGCCACCAACTTGCAAACCAGTGCCAGGGTCAATCCCACGGGCAACTGATGCCTGCTCTGCCACAAATTGCGGAAACATGGCCTGCTGCGCTCTTGCTGCCAGGCCAATACCAAAGGGTGCGTAGCCAATGGCTTTCTGACCGAACTGGGTAATGCCTGCCATTATTGGGTTGTCGCTGTAGTATGCGGCCCTCTCAGCGTTGGACATAGTGTCAAATGCCGTTGGTGCGCGTTCATTACCACCGCCGCCTGGAATTGCTTGCATAAAGTCCCGGTTGGGCTGTCGTGCAGTGAGCATCATGGCAGCGCGTGCCAGCTCTGGGAGGAATGGATCAGCCATTTCGCATCATCTCCTGAATGGTTTTGGCGCTGTTGATGGCCAGGGTCTGGTCGTCGTTCTCAACCTTGCTGAGTGTCTCAATGGTCTGGGCACGTTTCAA